ACTCCCTTCTTAGGTTTTTGCTATTGTAGTGCAAGTTTATTGGATAAGACTTCATCTTTACAATCCCAGCCCATACATCTTTAACGGCTGGTTTAATGTTAAAGCCTTGTCGATAAAGTTCCTCAATAGACTTAGGCTCGGCAGCATCCGCATATATTGTCGCTCGTTCTGGTAGCTTCTCTTTAATGAGTCTTGATAAATCACTAAGAGTCAATCCGCTTTGATAAATAATCTCCTCAAAGTAATTCTGTCCTTCGTGATGGGTAACCTTAATAAGTGCAGCTGGGTGAACGTAACCAAAGTCTAAGCCATAAAACACATCGCCATCTGGTGCTTCATCGTATTGCTTCCATTGTGTGTATATAATTTCCTTTGCCGAACCTCGTTGACCCAAGCCATAAACTTTCCACATAAAGTCATCGGGCAAGTCTTTGTACTGCTCAATGTTTCTTATTTGACTTTCGCTTAGATTAGTTATGTTGTTTAAATAGGTAGAATGGATGCGCTTATTATTTGGGTTGTCGGCTATTTCATAAACCCAAGAGATAAAGTCCGCTGGGTTCCAGTCTAAGAATGCTTGTCCTGTTGTACGAATCAAAAGCTGGTCAAATAAAGCCTTACTAATAAGGTTTGCCTCGTTTACGAATAGTATATCCCTTGCTGGTCCTTTTGCTTTATCTGGGTCTTCTAAGCCAAATAACTCAATGTATGATCCATTCTTAAATGTGTAAATAAAATCCGTATATCTAAAATCCTTCTCATCCCAGATATTCCATTGCTCAAGTATGTTTTTAAAGTCCCTATAAACTCCTCGCTTAATATGTGGGAGTGAGTGCGATACAAAGGAGATTCTTGTATTAGGCTTGGTTAATGCAATGTGTATTAGTAACTGAACAACCGAATAGCTTTTACTTGACCTTGACCCACCTTCATTGCATATTATAGGATAACCTTCCTCGTATGCCTTTTTATTAGCATAGAATACTGGAGTAGCCTTAATCTTTAATTGGTTGACAATCTGCATCTGGTTCTATTGTGATTTGCACATTACCCTTTATGTCAGCGGTTATGTCTGTTGTTTGTTTTGGTCTGCCCTCTAATCGGTCTAATAGTATTTCGTAAGCCTTTAAATCCCCTTTTCTCGCCTTTGCTATAATCTGCATATCTAACTGCTCTGCTATTGTAAACTCCTCGTCTTCTCCTGTTACTGGGTTGCGTACCTTAGTAACCAACTCCAATAAACGTAAAAGCCTTGTCTTGCTATTTGGCACACCTTTACCCCTTCCGTTTGGGTTTCTTACTTCTCCTTTCTGTGCTGGTATCAAATTATGTTCGTTTGCCATATTTCTTAATATTCTCTAATTATTACAAAGCTACTCCGTTCTTCTTGATAACCAATGAAGGGTCAAGTTTTTTCATCCTGTCTACAATCACTTGGCAATATTTAGGGTCAAGTTCCATACCATAGCAATTTCTTTTAAGTTGATGTGAAGCTAACATTGTAGTTCCAGAACCTAAGAACAAATCTAAAATCAATTTAGAATCTTTAGCCAAATCATTTAAAATTTCATCAACCAATTTAACTGGTTTTTGTGTAGGATGCAATCTTTTACCACCATCTGAATTAACAAATCCTCCGTGTACTATTTTATAAAACCTATCATATCCAGAAGTTATATCTATCCAAGCTAATTCAAAAGGACTTCCTAATGCTTTTTCTGCTCCTTCGCCTCTTTTATACCAAACTGCCCATCTTCCTCTATGAGGCAATTTATTTGGGAAACAATTTGCACCCCAAACAACTTTAGGACAATCAAATAAAAACAAATTAGCAATATCAACTCCTTCTTCATCGTTTTTAATTACTTCAAATTTATTGCTTGTTTTGTAGCCACTATTTTCAGATGAGTAGTTTATCCCATAAGGAGGGTCTGTATGTATAAAATCTGGTTTTTGTCCGTTCATTAGTTTTGCAACTTGGTCGCTATCTGTACTATCGCCACAAAGTAATCTGTGTTCACCTATCTCAAATAAATCGCCTAATACTATATCCGTTTCTATTCCTCCTTCTGGCGCACTAAATCCATCTTCTTCAGCTTCTAATACGTTTGCATCAAAGTTTGGTATATCTAAACCCCATTCTGTAAGCAATTGTTCATCCCAATTATTAGCTAAGTCATCCCAATCCCACTCGCCATATCCTACGTTATCTTTTACTATAAATTCCTTCTTTTGTTCTTCTGTTAGTTCTTTAGCTTGTTTTACAGGTACATCTTTAAGCCCAGCTTCAATACAAGCCTTTAGTCGCATATTGCCACCTAAGACAATGTTGTTCTCATCTATTACAATAGGTCTAAGCTCAAGCATTTGTGGAAAGTCTTGGATTGACTTAACCAGCTTCTTAAACTTGTCATCCTTAATAATTCGTGGATTGTTTGGATTAGGTTTGATTTCGTTGATGTTCATTAAATTAGATTTTGTAAAGAATAAACTAAAAGTCCTTCAGCTAAAAACAAATGCAGTAATTGATAGACTTCAAGATAAAAATCTTCTTTTTTAGTATAAATATTCATATTATCGGTTTTTTGTTGGTGTTCGTATTGAAATAATGCTATCTACTTTTTTCTCTAAATTGTCATATCCTACCCATTTGCCGCACTTAGTACATTCAAATTGAGTTTCTTTTATCTTACCGAACCATAGATAGCCTTCGGTAACTGTACCGCATTTACAAGTATATAGCTTTTTGCCGTAAGTGTCTTTCATCGCCCTTGTTTGTTATATGGTTTAACTGGCTTGTCCTTTGGACCAGATGTCTTTTTGTACTTGCCACACTTTCTTTTGCCAAAGGTTACCTTGTTGCCGTTACTAACTTTCGCCATATTTATTTATTAAGTCTGCTAAATAATCAAATGCTTGTTCTTGTGTTTCGCCAAATACATAGTGAGTGCATCCGTCAATGACAAAAGAATAGCAAGAATAACCAGCTATAACTTCCTCTTTGCACGTTTTAAATATGTTACTTGTATCTATCAATTAATTCGTTTAATTCAGTTCTTGTCCACTTCTTTAGTCTGTTGTTAACCGCCTCAAACTCCAACTCTTTTACCGCCTTCTCACCTATCCTTTCAACAAGTCCTATTCGGTACATTGCTTGGTTGCCATGTTTATACATATTGCATCCAGCACATTGCAAATGGATATTCCATTCGTTAAATCTTAAAGCACTAAATCCTTTAACTGCAAAGTAGTGTCCAGCTTGATTACCATTGTAGCTTCCGCAACTAATACAAGGCAATCCTTCATCTCGCTTTCTTATATAAGCATTTACTACCTTTTGGGTTTTCTCTAACAACTTAGGTAAAGGTATTAATGGCATAAAGCAAAATTAGGGTCATTTTTTCAATCTAACAACACAAAGTCGGTCATTATGTTTGTATCGTTTCTTATTTACTGGATTCATTGCTGACATAATTGTCTTGTAGTCAGTATGTAAAACCCTTATCGCCTTTGCTATTGATCTAAATAATATCTCCTCTTTTGTATCTAAATAAATTAATCTTACCTCAATGTTATTATCTATTCCTGTCATTTAATCAAACGTTTTAATTCAAAGTATAAATGTGCGGTTAAATAAATGCAACAAGCTAAGGGTACGCTAAAAAGCGTAAACTTTAGTAATTCGTAAATAAATGTTAATTGTTTCATATTGTTAGTTTTAGTCCATCCATTTGCCGTGCGTTCTTAGATGCCAGAATCTATGTTTTAATACTTCAATAACTAAAGCGAAAAATGTGTCTGCTTCATAAGTACCCGCATTACAGGTTAGTTTAAATTTTGATTTCATATTGTTAAGTTTAAAAAGCCACCCCAAGTTTAGTTAATTACTATCAGGTTATTAATATTTAGTTTTTGAGGTGGCTATAATTTGTTTTGTAAAAATAGGAATAAAGTATATCTCTTGCACTCATTTTTGATAAATATTTCATTATTTAATTTATCCAAATCTTTAGGTGTTTTAGCCATCACCTTATAGTGTGCTATTATCTTATTTTTTATTTGCTCTGCTTTCTCTGGGCTTAGGTTATCCTTGTTTAATTCCTTTCGCTTCCATAGTATGTCAAAAGCCATCGTATTAAGCAACTCCCAGCCTCTTTTAGGCGACTTCTCCCAATTTTGGTACAACGCTTCAATTACTTCGTTATCGTCAATTTTAGGTATCTCTACTGGCGGCGGCTCGGTATAAGTCTTGTTTCTTACTTGTACGGCTATCGGCTTATAAGCTGCCATCACATCTCCAAAGAACTTGGGGTTAAATGTTATTGCCTTGTCAACCGAAAGTTTGCCCGTTGCGTAAAGTTCAAAAGCTACTCCTAATTCTTTTAGTTTATAATTGCAATAGTTTTTTATAACAAATTCGCATAAAAACTGAAAGTGATCTATTGTAGGGGTTTGACATCCGCTTAAAGCAATACAAGTCTTAAGATGTTCTTTTACCTCAATAGGTGAGCATCGACCTACGCTCATAGTTTCTAAAGCAGAATAAACTTTTAATTCGTCTGGCTCCAGTTTGTTATAAATTTCTAAGTGCAATAGCTTCTCGCTCTGCGTAAGAGAGTTTACTGCTTGTGGTATTATTTCGGTTAATGATTTCATCGTTCCAAGATTTGTTATTTAAAAATGTTTCAGGGTTTTTACGGAATTGTTTGTCTGGTACGGATTGCTTGTAAAGTTCAATATAATTCATTGCATTTTGCCTTTCTTGGTCTGTTAATTTATTCCACTTTCTTTTTAACTTTTGCTTATCACCTACCTTTTTATCATATTCAACCCAAAACCAATCAAAATCTATATTTACTTGTTCTTGTTCTTTATCTTGTTCTTCTTCTTGTTCTTGTTCTTCTTGCGTATGTGTATCCATACTGTATATATACTGTATCAATACTCTATCTTTTACCTTTAATAACTCCTTATCTATACAAGAACGCACCTTTGGGCTATTTGAATCGTTGTACTTACTCCAATTCTTTAAAGCCATCTCTTTTGTATTTACAGAGTATTTAATCTTACCAATGTCAATAAAGAAGCTAATTAACTTTTTTATTGTGTCTTCATTGTAACCTGTATCGTAGCACATTTGCTTTGTAGTTATCTCATAGATACCGCATTGTGTTGTCCTATCGTTTGTTAATAGATACAAGTAAAAGAACTTTTGCTCTGGGGTTAACCCTTCCACAAATTCATCTCGCCAAAATGTAACGTGGACCTTTCTAAATATTGCCATAAAATAAAAAAGGCTCTCGGCTTCCACCCCAGTCGGATTAGGGTTTCAGCTTTGAGCCAATAAGTTAGTATAAGGTATCCGACACCTTTAGACAAAGATAAAGCTAATTAACCGAATATTGTGCTATTTGCTTCTTATTTTTTAGCTTAACAATGGTTGTTTTTATGTTCATACCATCGTTTCTAAGGTCTGCAATTCGTGCTGCTAATCTAAAGCATCCGAACTTGTTTAAAGCATCAATAGGGGTTAACTTTCTACCTTTATTTAGGTAGTTTGCAATTTGTTGGTTTTGGCTCATAGTTGTAGGTTTTAAATTTGCGCTTAACGTTATCGCCCAACGGGGGGTTGTTTTAGAATGGTAAATCGTCCTCGCTTTCTTGTTGGTTTACGGCAAATTCTTTTTTACCTGTTGGCGCATTGTAAGATACTTGCTTACCTCGACCGCAGTAGTTTTTCTTTGCTTTCTCGGCTCGCTCCTCTTGGCTTTGGTTATTCCATACAGTATGCGTGTTGCCTTTCTCGTCTGGTTCTTTTAGGAAGTCGGTAGCTACGTTTGCGTAGTGTTTGCCGTTCTTAGCTTCCTTCCAGTTAATGTCCTCTTTGCAGATGTTTAATACAATCATTGTTTTAAGTTTTCGTGTTTATTAATTTGTTCTTGATCTATTTGATTTTCTGTTTGTAAATCTTCTTCTAATTCTTCTTCCTCCCAGTCGCAATGTTCTAAACAATCTGGGCAAATTCCTATTTCCTCAAAGTTGGTATGTGCGCCGCAACAAGTTGAATATGGCATAATTAGTCGTTTGAATAGTTTTCAAATACTTCAAATTTATCAGTCAACATTTCATAAGGTATGTAATC